AACTGTCGTCGGGAGTACCTCCTAAAATTCCAGTAGCCCAAGTATAGGTCAGTGATGCATGATTAGTTGGGGCAGTTGGGACGGGAGCAGTCGTTAGTAAAACTTTATAAACAGGGACTCTAGTAACTTGAGGACCAGTTGGGCCTGTTGATGCAGTACCGCCACCACCTCCAGAAGATCCAGTAAGTCCACAGATAGGCGCACAGAGGCATTCCCCATCAGGAAGCTCTACAACTGTACAGACTCCATCTATTGAAGAAAGAATAAGGGGTGCGAACCCTTCCCCAGTGCAACCGTCAGTCATTATTAAGCCTCAGTTTCGTCCGTTTCAGCGTCATCCACTTCTTCTTTTTCAGTTTCTGCGCTCATACCCTGAAGGAGTTCTTCCATATCTTTTAACCCATTTAGAAAGTCTTCTTTGGATACAGAATCATTTTTCTCACCTTCCTCTTCGGATTCGGATTCTTCAGGCTCTTCTGTTTCTTCCTTAACCTTCTTCTTACCCTTTCTAAGGTCCTTTAGGTCATCGCCTTCGATGTCGCCATCACCATCTGCGTCGAGTTCTTTCTGAGCAGGGGATAATTTCTTTTTCTTCTTTACTTGCTTTGGATCATCCATGTCGCCATCATCAGCATCTCCCGTCTGAACAGCGAGATCGGAGCTTTCAGCGGCTCTCACGGAATCATCTTCAAGGTCTTCATCCCCTGTATCAGCATTTTCTGCTGCTTCAGCTTTCTTTTTAGCCTTTGCTTGCTCAGAGCTTAGGCCATCTTCAGCAGCCTGCCTCTTCGCTTTATCCATTAGAAGCTTTTCCTTAGCTTTCTCAATCAGTTCTACAACATCAACTTCTTGCTCTAGGATACTATCGAAGGAAATGTTCTCAACTAATCTAAAGTCTTCACAGAACTTATCGTATCCACAAGTTTCAAAACACTCTTGAAGAACATCATTTACATCAATGACTTCAACACCGTTTTTACTCTTAAGCATCTTACTAAGATCTGATAAGGTATCCTTAATAATGCTACCCTTTGGTGCCAATCTGGCAAGGGACTCAAAAATAACTACTTGAGTCTCTGACAAGCTACTAAATGTAGCAGTGTCTTTGAGGTTCTGGACATTGATGCCATATTTTTCGTTGAGTAGGTTGATGATGACCTGTTTAACAGGCTTTTTCATCTCAAATAGTCTTGCAACAAAAGTTTTAATTTCTTTTTCACTGATTGCAATACTATCCCCTAGGCTGAATGCGTTGCTAATACTTTCAAACAGTTGTTTTTTAGTAGTAAGGGCTAGGAAAGGAACTTCAATGATAGCTTCCACTAAAGTCTCCATCACTTCTTCGTCAGAATTTTCAAATACTAAAGTAGCAAGGTTTCTAATCTTAGCATTAGTAGCCCAAACATCTTCAAAGTTCTTTTTAGACTCTAAAAGCTCTTTCTTTACTAGTTCTTGCTTACAGATTAATTCATAAACCGACTTGTTAAGACCCTTAGAGATGTGATACTCGGGACTTTCTTCTAAAGTTTTATAAGTAATACGTGGGAAATCGAATGCTTGAGATACGGAGTTAGAAAGTTTAATGGCATTTTCAATTTCTTGTACTTCTTGAATAGTCTCTTGTTGTTCTTGTAGGAAATCCGTAAACTGGGGCATAACCTCTAAGAAGCGTTGGAATTGTGTAGTATTGATAATGTTCTGACTATCGCAAAATAAAGAAGTTTTCTCATCTAAACGAGACTTAACATTTTCAAACTTAAGCCTATTCTCCCAGAGTCCTAAGATTTCATCAAAGCTTTTATCTGCGTCACGGTAGGAGTCAGCGTTTAAGCTTCCAACAAAAGAGGTAACCTTGTCTTCAACAAAAGAATCAAAGACTCTGTTATCACTAAAGATACTAGACTCTTGCACTTGAATTTTAGAAAGGACAATATTATCCTCAAAGTTATACTCTCCTGAAATTACCTTACCCTTCTCACTTAAGTAGGCTACTTTACCAGCCTCACTGTCAATAGAAAAGAGTTCAATGTTTTCTCGTAATGAACGCCCTAAGCAATCACCTAATTTTAACAAATTAGTGACGGTTGAATTTCTGTTTTCGAATAAATGGTCAAACATATCTAACTCCTTGGTTTATGTTATTATAGACTATGGTTATATAGTTAAGATCTTTCTGTATTATTTTTGGTAATCTTTACATTTCTAGAGATTAACCGTTCAATAGATTTTAATCTTTTGCTATTAGGCCCCGATTCTTCTAGAATTTTTTGTTTTAGTTTTACTAAAGTGGACAAGTTAGCAGAGTTTATAGACTCCTTATTAAGGGAAGCCTTATTCTTCTCGGCTTCCATCCCTCTCTCAGCATCGGCCTGCTTACCGCCCTCATCTCTAGCGGCATCCGCATCCTTAGCCGATTGCTCCCTATCCATATCTTTGTCTTTTCCTTCTTGTTCCATTCCTGCTGAGGCTTCAGCCGCAGCCTGTTCCTCTGCGGCGGCATCTGCTTTCTCTTGCTTCTTAAGGTCCATGGTATGCTGAATCTCTTGGTCAGTCATATCGTAGAATTCTTTGTAGATAGTTTCTTTAGGAAATAGATCAAGCCCCAAAACGGCTTGGACAACTCGGGCTTTTTGTTCGTCAATCTCCATTTTTCGCTTAGTGAATACGTCACTAGAATCTGGAAGTTGAATTTTAACATCTTTAATAAGATTAGCTGGAAAGCCCACTAAAGCTAAATGTCTTTTAGCAATTTGTTCTAGTCCAATTTCAGCCTGCTGTTGAACTCTACCGATAACCCTAGCAAACTTAGCATCAAGCTGTGACAGGTTAGCCTTTCGCTCAGGAGACTTATCTTTTTCAACAATGTAGTCTTTAGGAATCTTAAGTGCTGCAAGAAGCTTATCTCGGAAGTAGCGAACATCGTCAACCTCTCCTAAGTTCTGCGCTCCTGGTAGCGTATCAATCTTAGTTCCTTGGCTACCTCGTGTAGGCACATAGAAATCTTCGTCCGCACTTAACGGATTGTAGCGTGCATCAATAGTGCCTGTATTGTTATCGTAGTATTTTTCCTTCTTGAATTTTTCTTTAACCTTTTCAATAAACATCTCAGCCTTGGTGGCTGGCATGTTGGCTACATCAATATAGAAAATCCTTCTTTCGGGTGCTCTGGATAAACGGTAGATAAGCATCGCATCTTCCATTAACTTCAATGAACGGAACACTCTAATGGCTAAAGCAGCGATAGATTTCCCATAGGGATAAAATGCTGGATCTGAAGTACGAAGACGGAAGTGGACAATCTGGTTTCTATCTAATGTAAGGAATTTAGCACCCGCCATGTTGTCAGCAACACTTCCATATGCAGCCCAATCATTAGAGTCAGGAATCTCTTGTAGGAAGTCAGTGAGATATCCATATTCATTTTCTACTCTAATAATAAAATTAGGATTAAGAACCTTCATTCTTTGAAGGCCCTTCTTAGGGTTATTAATATCAATGATTGTCTCCATAAAGCAATCACCATACTTAACCATGTTTCGAATAATATCCCAGTAGTCTCTCTCTAAGTGAATTTTAGTAAACATACGGTTTACTTCGTCTACTACCATCTGACTGTCACTAAGCACTGTCCACCTTTTATTTCTAAGGTTTTTCTGAGTAGCGTCATCAGCATAAATATCAAAAGCGGTACCGATTTCTGGGTAATCGTCCATCTCTTCGTATCGAGCGTATCTCTCTCGCCGAGTTCGTTCCAGTTCAGGAAGCTGAAGAGCAGTCCTGTTGAGACTCCCCATTGCTGGGGTTTCTCCAGGTTTAACAACATCTGCGCTCTGAACAGTATCCCCTGCGAGATTAGCTTGAGGAGTGGACCCATCGTCACCTTGTCTGGCGATGTAGGGAGCAGCCTTTGTAGCAAAGAACCTAGCGAGGAATTGGCCTAACCGTCCCGATGGGTAAAAGTAGGGGCCAATTCGACCGTCTCCTCCACCCGCACCGAACTTGGTATTACCAATTGCGTCTTCGTTTAATTTGTCATCCTTGTCTAATTCATCAGCCATCGTAAATCTTCCTCTAATTGTTGGTCGTTTCCGTCGTGAATTACCGCTCTATGTGGCTCGGGAACTCTTTGCTCAGATTCTTCTGACGCTCTCATCTCCATAGGACCACCAGCCCCTAAAGTATGTAGTAAGAATACTGTTATAGATAAACTCATAATTAAGTCATCATGTTTTCCTTCATCTGCGGTAATCTTACCATTGTCATCAATAATAAAAGTTAAAAGCTCCTCTACTGTTCTTTTAGAATTAAGTTTTAGAATGTTATTTCTAATATATTCCTCCATTCGGGCTAAAAGCTCCTCACGGTTTCTAGTCGTGATTTGAATCCCGAAGTCAGTTTTATCATCTATCCATAGATTATCATACTCCATGACGTTAAACATCCAATCAATTAAGTTATTACCAATGGTATTTCTCTCAATGATTACGGATGCATTATTATATAGATTAGCTTCAGTAGTTAAAATTTGAGCAAGTTCGTTAATTGGAGTTTTATTAGAATAAAACTCAGCAACTTGTTCTCCTGTGTAGGAGTTAAAAATATGGAAAGCTGAGTTATCACGTTCTCTACCCAAACTTACATCCACGCCAATAACATATTCGTGCTCTGGCTGTGGCTCCTTCCAGACCCTCATCTTGTTGTTATACTTGATCCAATAGTCCTCATTGATCTCTTCTACTAGCCTTGTAAGTAAATAACCATCAATGTAAGTATCTCCTGTACCTAGGAATTCACATTCATATTCTTGAAGCCATTGTTTAAGGGGCATATTAGCTTTAGTGGTTTCTTCCCATTTGTCTACATATAGATCTTTCTTTTCCATTTCGAGGTAAAGATCCTCAAAACCTTCCATTCTTCTGTATTCTGGGTGAGATTGCCAGTTGATGTCAATAGGGTTAAACGAGTTCTCGCCAGCTACTGCTTTATGGTAAACATCGTAATACCAATTACCTACCCCGTTAACCGTTGATAAAACAAACGCTCTACCCCCTGTAGAGATAATTGGGTATACAGCAGCCCAAATGGTATGAATATTCTCAATAAAAGCAGCCTCATCGATAATCAGAAGGGATCCTGCCAGGGATCTACCAGACTGCTTACCAGACGGTCGGGACTTAATTGTAGACCCTGTGGACAGCTTCATTGTATGCTTATTGTCCTCAACCATCTTAGGTTTGATGAAGGATGGAAGCTCCTCATACATAATTTTAATTCTATCTAAGACTTCTGTAGATTCGGCATCACCCTTAGATAGAATAACTACCTGCTTATGTTTCTGGAAAACAATCATCCACAATGAGTAAGCTGCGGATATAGTAGTACACCCCGCCTGTCTAAATTTTCTAAGGATGTTAAACCTATTGCCTTCTAAGGCATCCAGGATATCGTGTTGAAAGGGGTATAGCTTAAATGGAACCAACCCTCTTACGGGGTGGGTTACTTTAATGTAGTTAGAAATAAAGTAAGTAGGGCTTTCTTTACATCTTTTAAATTCTTCTATTAATTCTGATTTTTCCATAAAGGATCTTTATATAGCTATTATAGCACATAATGGTATGTTGGATATTAGTAAGTTTTGGAATGACCTTTACGGTTACACATAGTAAAAT